CGCTCCTCGCGGACGAAGTCCGAAACGAAGGTCGTGATCACTGTTCTCTGCTGCACCCGGTCCCAACCGAAAAAGCCCAACACCGCCAAGGTAAGGATCTGCATGCCGACGATGAGCGGAGAGCTGCGCCATGTCTGGCCCAGCTCCTCGCCAAGCTTGGTCGGGTCGATGCTCATCCAGGTGCAGCGTCCAGGCCGGTCACGGCGTCGAGGTTTCCATCCACGCCCAGCCGACCGTGCCGTCGCCCAACGCCACCAGCACCCAGCCGCCGGGATTGTCCGTGTCGGGCTTGTCGGGATGCTGCGGGATATCGGCTTCCCGCACGGCCGGGGACGTGCCCGGGGGCGCGATCGGGTGCTCAGGGTGGGGCTGCGGAGCCGGAAATCCAGCGTCAACGTACGGGGGCTTTGGGGTAGGCCAAATGCCGGGCTGCGGAGGAGGAGGGCCTGCGTCGACGTAAGGAGGATTTGGTCCCGGCCAAATGACCGGAGGCTGGCCGGGTGACGGAGGAACCCAAGGATGCGTCGGCTCACCCCCAGAGCTAAGCGGCGTAATCAACGCTAAAAACGGTGCTGCCATGTCTCAAGTCCTCCCTGTTGTGGACATTGCGTCCCTGGTGAAAAGCAGCTTAGAATGCGCAACGAGGCAGCGCTGAAACGCCGCCTCGTCACTTGCCACAGCAGCTTTAGGGGAGCCGCAATGACCAAAACCAAGACTAGGTACAAAGACATCACCGGACAACGGTTCGGTCGCCTCGTCGCCATTCAGCCGCTCAAGAGAAGCACCGACCATGAAAAGGTATGGCTCTGCCGCTGCGACTGCGGCCAGTCGCACATCACGCGCGGAACGCGGCTCCGATCCGGCTTTACCCAATCCTGCGGCTGCCTCAAGTTCACCGTCTGTCTCCGGCATGGGCACAGAAGCCACAGGATGCACCACCCGCTCTACGCCACTTGGTGCAACATGCACCAGCGGTGCAACAACCCTGACAGCCCTAGCTTCAAGTGGTACGGCGCGCACGGCATCGAGGTTTGCGAGCGCTGGGGCGACTTCGCGAATTTCCTGGCCGACGTAGGCGAACGGCCCTCTGGCCTCAGCCTGGACCGCGTCAACAACGATGGTCATTACGAGCCATCCAACATCCGTTGGGCCACTCCGAAACAGCAGGCCAACAACAAGCGACCGCGCCGCTCCCGCGCATGATCGTTCTCACTTGCCAAGCTCGGGATCGAGCCGCTGCACGGCCGCCTCCAGCCGCGCGACCCGGGTTTCGAGATCGTCAGCCGAAGGCAGAACCTCGGGGATGGGCGGCGGGTCGGGCATGCCGTCGGATTCCAGGTAAGCCTGCCAGTCCCGGTTGGCCGGGTCCGGCGGGATAAAGGCGCCATCGCTCGCGCGGATCACGCCATGGCTGTCGTCGACCTGCCCGGCAGGGATCGAGTAGTCGCTCATAGCTCGGCGTCCATGCGGAGATCCGAAGAAGTAAACCCGAAACCAGCAGCTGTAATCGTTGTCATCAATCGAACTTGCCCTACAGTCGTGGTGCCATTCACAGCGAGAGCTGATGTATTGCTATAAGTTATATTAGCAAACGTAACTGTGGGTGCAGCACGCATCGTTACAGGATAGACGAACGACGTATAAAAATTCGTGCCAGTGGCGGTATTGCCGCTCATGATCACATTGACAAGTGTTTGATAATAGCGCTGGCACAGCGCCAGCTCCTGCTGGAGCGGCCGGCGCAGGTACTGCGCGGGGGAAACCGTGCCGAGGCGCAGGTCAACATTGGCAAAATACATCGTGCCAACGCCGAACGCCTGGAGGACGGCAAATGAAAGATACAAATAGTCGTTGAGATTTGTCCCCAATGTCTTGCCGGCAATACTCGGCACAGCCAGAGTCAATGTCTTGCGTTCCCAAGTGTTTACCTGATTGATCGTAACGTAGGTACCCACTTCTACCCTAGCTGAAGGCGATCCACCTGTACCAAAGGATTGTCCAACAGCAGCATACAGATAACTGCCACCGGACTTGGTGCTGTACACATCGAACGAAATCGCAACAGTTGAACCTTGAGCGGTACGTACATTCTCGATAAACTGGACCAAATAGCTATTATCACTGACTGTAACCGTCCGATCGACTTTGCAGGCCGTCCATACTGGATCTCCAGCTGCTGAATCAGTACCAAGCCCGATCGAAGCTTGCGATACCGTCGCCGTATTACCGGCGCCTACGCTCGCCTGCCAGCGATCAGCCGTATAGGCTGCTGCAGCAGCAGTGAGAGGGAAACTCGTGCCGCGCTGCCAGATCTCCATTGAGCCATTGATGAGCAGGTTGTCCTCGGCCGACATGGCCGCCCGGACGCTGACCGTGTCAGCAGCCTGCATTTGCTGCAGCGTCGTCGGCTCCAGTCCCGCATTGGCGTCGGCTGCCAGGACGATATCGCCGGTCATCGTGCCACCGGCAGTCGGCAAATACGGACCCGCCACGGCTGGATAAGGCAGCCAGCGACTGCCCGTGGTGCTCCACTGGTAGGACGCGCCGTTGGCCGCCGCGTAGACCTGACCGTTCGTCGGGGAGTTGGGGAAGTCTAGCGCCGCCATTCGGTCTCCACTACTGGCATAGGATCAGCACCGGAGCGCCCGCAGGCGGCAGACCGGGACCAGGGAACGCCGCGGTCGGCGGCGTGAAGGCCCCGGCGTAACGGGCAAATCCCTTGGTGATCCGCGCCTCGTCGACATAGCCGGGAAAGCTGCGGGCAGCAGACCCGTCATTGCCGATCACGAAGTTTGTCAGCGAGGGGGAAAACGTCGCCGCGACAGTAGCGCTCGCCTTAACGACGCCGTCGAGATAGACGCGCAGGACGTTGGCCGCGTCGCGATCGGCGGCGATGTGATACCATTGGTTTGCGGAAGGCGTCCAAGCCGCGCCGACAAACGGATTGTCGGTGCCGGTTGTAGAATATTGCAGATTCAAGCTCCCCTGCACGAAGCCCAGATACCAGCCCTGCTGACCCAATGCCGCCCATTTGGCCATCACGGAACAAAGAGCACTGCCGGCCGGCACCGTAGTAAAATAGGCCCAGGCCTCGACCGTGAACTGGCCGGCACCAAAGTTGAAGTCAGTTAGCAAATCGCCGATAGTCACCCGTCCAGTGCCACCAGTTGCACTCGAAACAAATAAAGACGATGCACCGAATTTCTTCTGCGTCGCCGAAACCGCCGCTGTCGAAACCAGCGTCAGGACGTGCGCGCTGTCCGATACATCTGCGGGAACCCCGGCGACGTCGAAGTGCACCAGTAGGACAACGTTGCCCCATTGCGGATCTACGGAGGGGGTGCGGACTGTCCGCAGCGCCATCAGCGCGTGCCCTTGAGCGTAACCGATAGATTGGCCAAGGTCGCATCGGGTGTTCCCGGCGCCACCAAGGTCAAGCGGTCCCCTGGGGCAAATGCCACCGCCGACGCGAAGATAAAAGTCGAGGTTGCCGTCGCCGCGGCGAAATTCACGCTCCCCTGGCTCGTGCCGTTCTTGCGAACGTCGATCGTCACCGAGCCGGTCGGTACCGTCCCGGCAAAGCCCTGACTGCCGGTCAGCGACGCCGGCAGGGTAAAGGCCCGGTCGGCCAGGAACTGCAGCAGGGTCGTCGACGCCGCCGGGACGCCGGGATACCAGAGCGCGATGTCGATGATGCCGGTATCGGCAAGTCCCGGCGAGACCCAGGCCGGCACCCATTGGGTGCTGCCCGTCGCGTCATCGTAGTAGATATAGAGGAGCCCGTCCTCGCTGTTCCACCAAAGCTGCCCAACGGTCGGCGAGGCCGGCGGCGTGATGCCGATCGCGGTCGCTGTCCCACCGCCCCCGCCAAGCGGCCCCCAAGCCGTCGTGTAGCCCTCGAACGAGGCCGTCTGGGCATTGTACCGGAGCATGCCGGCAGACGCGCTGGCGGGCCTCTGGACCGTGCTGCCGACCGGCAGGATCGTGGCGTCGGTCGTGCCGAAGGTCACTTGGCCCGTAAAGGTCCCGCCCGCCTTCGGCATCGCCGCCGAAGCGGTCGTCTGGGCAGCACCGGCCGCAGTGTTGGCCGTATTCGCGGTCGTCTGGGCTGCCGTGGCAGCCGAATTCGCCGTGTTCGCAGTGGTTTGCGCCGCCGTAGCGGCCGTGTTGGCCGCGTCTGCCGCACTCTGGGCAACGGTAGCAGCCGAGCTCGCCGCAGCCGCCGCCGACTGCGCCGCATCCACCTGGCCCGACAGGTTCGTCAGAAAGACCCGGACATCACCCCACGGCCGTGCCGCGCTGATCGCAGGGGCGATCGTGACGAGCGCGCTCTCGTAGTCCCCGGCCACGGCCGTGACCACGCCCGAGCGACCGAACACCGACTGCACGATCAGCTGGGCGACATTGGAATCGCCGGTCGAAGGAACACGCAGATCCTCGCGCCAGACCGTGGTGTTGGCGTCCTGAACGTCCCAGTCGGTAGAGCTGCGCTCGCTCACGGACCCAGCACCGGGGCGAAGAACAGCGTGCCGTGGCTCTCGTCGTAGCTCATGTTGGCGCTATCGACGGCCGTGTCGTAGAGCTGCATCCAGGCATTCAGCCGCAACGTGTCGATAACGAACGTGCCGGCGCTCACCAGCGATGAGTAAAGATAAATATCGGGGTGATACGTCAGCACCGCGTTCGTAGATGTCGTATCAGTCAGCCGTGGACGATTGAAGTAAACCAGCCGCAGTTCATAGGGTGTAGCTGCGGCCGTATAAAACTCGATATTTGATGGATAAAGCACGATCTTGCCGGAATAGATCGTGTACAGGCCAAACTCATTCGGATCTGGCACCTGCTCGAAAATATCGGGGCGGAGATAAGTAAGAGGCACGAACGGCCCGCCGGTAGGGCCGACCATGGCACTGCGGATGCTGCCGAAATCGGTCGGCAGCAGCTCCTCCGGGTAGTCGAGCACGGTAACGGCGCGAGCGAGATTTTCCTGACACCTTAGGCGCCGGCCGATGGTCGCCTCGGCGAGCTTCACGAAGCCGGGAATCGCCGTGACCGTCGCATCGTTCGTGTCGGTGGGGTCCACGTCGAGGTAAAGGGCGACGCTCTGGATGAGATCGGCCAGCGTGCCGAACTGAACGAGGCCGGTCGCCACGGCTCAGGCCTCCTTGATCTTCACGTGGCCACCGCCCGTGCGCCACATGGCATTGTCGGGGGAATTGAACCACTTCTCCATTCGTTCCGGGTTGCCCCAGATGCCCTGGCGCATGAGATCGTTCACGAGCACGGCCGGGATGGTCGCGATATGGGTCCGCTGCTGCTGCGTGGAACCACGCAACTTATACCGCCAATCGTTCCCATTCCGTTCTTCGGCTACCCGATCGGCCAACGCGTTCGCGTCGTCGGCGCTCATCACGTCGCGGCAGATCAGCTCGTCGTCCTGGTACTTGGCGTAGGTCCGAACCCGGGTGAGCGAATTTTCGAGGATCAATCTCCAGTCATGCAGCACGCATCACCTCCAGGCGAGAAAAAGGGGCCGCCAAAGTGCGGGCAGCACAGAGAAGCGGCGGCCCCATAAGCGCGTTCTCGGGAGGCAAGGGTTAAAGGGATTAAAGACTAAGTCAAATCGTAGATAGCAGCGTGGGCCTTCGGCGCCCTCATCCTGAGAGAACCCTCATAGACCAACATGCCCTTCGTGCTGTCGCCGGTCTTAGCCAACTCTTCATTGGTGAAGTTGCTTTCCGGCAAGCTCACGACCTCGTACCAGTCGGTGTCGAGAAGATAGATCACGGTGCTAGGGCAGAACCGGTCCGGCACAACTTCGAGACGACCGAAGTCGCTGAGGAACGCTTCCACGGCCCCGATCAAAGTCACCGGCTGCGCCGCGGTCGAGTTGGTCCGGTTGACCGTGACCGTACCTGCCGGGTTGCTGCCCTCGCCCAAAGCCGAAAACTTGCGCTTGGATGCACCCGACATGAGCAGCATCGTCGGGCTGCCGCCCTCGTTCCAGGCCAGCTGGTGGGCGTCCTCGACGAGCGCCAGCGTCAATGCCCGGTTCGTGGCACCCGCGGGGTTATAGACGCCTGCCCCCGTTCCGGCCGGTGGCGTGCCGCCGCCATGCGAGATGTTCGTGATCCAGCTGCCCAGCGTCCCCATCGCTCGCGGATCGGTCGCGCTCTTGGCCTGCGGCGTGAGCAGGATGCTCTCGAGATCCCGGCGCATCTCCAGGCCCTTCAGGACCTGCTGAAAACGACGCTCCTTGGCACGCCCCGCCGTATCCACGACATCCATCGTGCGGCTGACCGCCCAGGCCTTGGCAAGGATCTGGGTATTGTTGTTGAACCGGACAGGCTTCGTCGCCGAATAGGCGTTAACCTCGAACCCTTCCGGCTGCTTGTTGGTAAGGTCCGGGGCAGCAAGCTCGATCACCAGCCAATCAAAAATAGTGTTCTTCACACTACCTTTGGTGGCATTCGAGAAGAACGGAACATCCGTCGGACTGATCCGCGCAATCGCGTCGTACAGATCCTCGCGGATGCCAACAGCAGAAGGAACAGCGGCCGGGCTGCCGGTTGTATAACTACCCGCCACCGCACTTGCGAAGGCCATCAACTCTACTCCTCATGGCGTTTGTCTCTAGAGAGCAGAAAGTTGACGGCAGCTTCCGGGTTGGCGAAGTGGCCATCGGAGTTGGCAAACCTCTTCAGAGCCTTCTTCTGGTCGAGACCGTTTCCTCGTTTCTGGCTGACGAAGGGCACAGGACGGCTGGCCGTCTGCCGGGGCTGACTGGCGGTCTTGGCCGGGCTCGTGCCCTTTTGCATCGCCTCGCGATAACGGATGGCATCCCTGAGCACCAGGACAACCCGGTGGTCCACGATGCCGTCCAGATCACTGCCCGGAAACCCGTAATACTCCACGGCCTTGGTCCGCAGACGCTGCGTCCCTTGCTGCAGCTTATTCGGGTCCGCCCAGGCAGGAACCTCCTTCACGAGCACCTTTCTCGATTCGGCGAGGCGTTCGGCGTGCCGCCGCTGAGCCTCGGCATGGAAGCGCTGAACCTCCGCCTGATGCTCGCCGACGATCGCGTTCATCTTCTCGCGCTGCTCGCGTTCACCCTCCTTCTCGAGCATGTAACGCGAAACATCACGCTGCCTCAACTGCTCCCAGTATTCAGGAGGTCTTTCCTCGTAAACACTGAAGAGCGCCCGATTGATCAGGTCCAGTTTCGAGGCATACTCGGTCCTGACTTGGTCCGAATACTGCCGCGTCTCAAGAGCATGCCTACGGATCTCGGCGGTCTCTTGCGACTTTTGAGTGTAATCCCGCTGACGCAGATAACCTTCACGCAGCTCCTTGATCGAGACCTTCTGCCCTGGGGCAAGCTCGACCTCGAAACCTTCGGGTACCCGATCCCTGGAAGGCTTGTCCTCGTCCTCGTCCTCGTCGGGCTGGCCCTCGGCCTGGTCCTCATCGGACTGCTCGGGGGCTTCCTCGCCGGATTCGTCGTCGGACGCATCGTCGTCTTCAGGATGAGAGGGCTCCCGCTCGTCGGCGGGCTCCTCCAGCCCATCGGAGTCCTCGCTGGTAGCATTGCTGCCGCCGGCGCGGGCTGCTCCATCGGGCGCTGCTCTGCGAGACACGCCACGGGCGGCGGGCTGCTCCTCTCCGAGGAGTCCGTCGCCATCCAGCATGTCGGCCACCGCCGCTGCGACGGTGGAGTAGGTCTTTCGGCCGTCGCCGACACGGAAACCGCTGTCGCCTAAAGGCTGCTCCTCATCGGAGTCTTCAGTCGGACGGGAATTCCGGCGGCTCAAAAACTTTGCCAATAAAGGCTCCAAGCAGGCTCTCGACGGCCTCAAGCATGAAACTCTGACGACGGAGCTCCGGGTCGGACAGACCGAGCTTGATGTTCCCGATCGCCTGATCCTGGAAGTCCACCAGAACCCACCGAAACAGTGGATTCTCCAGGATTGAAAGCGCGAGTGACCGCACTTCCGCCTCTGTGAGAGCCTCGAACGCCGCTATGACCCCCGCCGAACCCCTTGGCAACAGCAAATCGCGATATGCCTCCGGTGGTTTCGTTCCGTACATGCTACTTTTTTACGAATCTCGGGACGAAACTGCCACTTGGCGGCGTTCTCTCATCATCGGCTGCCAGGGCTGCCAACCACGACATATACAACTCATGATGTCTGCGGCCCGTCTCCCTGGCAAGCTCCACGAGCTGACGTAAATCCACGGCCAGGGCCAGCAGCAGCTGCAGCTCCCGATCGACAGCCTCGATCAATTCCTCGGTGACCGGATCGGGGTCCATCAGACGACCTCGCTATAGGTGCGACCAGTGCGGATGTTCCGCACAATGCCCAGGCCGACGCCTAGCTCTCTCGCGGTGGTATAAGGATGAGGGCTGATACGCAGCGCCCTCACCTGATCGTCGGAGAGCTTGCGCTGCTTTCGCCCGCCGAATCGGCCCTGGGTCGTGCTGTCCAAGCTGTTCTCGGAACGCGTACCCTCGCGCAAATGCCTGACATTGACGCAGAGCTGATTATGGCAGGTATGCATGAGATCCAAGCCGGGAGCCGGCCATGCCCCATAGGTCAAGAACCAAGCCACCCGATGTGCCAAGCCTTTTCGACCGCGTTTGCCGCCTAATCCGATGTGACCATATCCATTCCGGATCGTACTAGCCTTCCACTCCCTGCAACCGTTTTCCAGCTCTGGGCCGACCTTTTCCCAGAAGCGATCAGCTAAATCGCGCTGTTGGTGAATATAGTTTCCTCGACCAACTCCCACTATACTTTGGCCTGCGGCACATTACCTTGCCCAGACTTCTGGTGCAGCTGCATCTTGAGCGGCTCTAGTGCAATTTCAGCTTGGAGTTCTTGATGTTTAAGACTGGCATCCACGCCCGCCTTGAGCTGCGCGATCTGCATCTCGTTCTGAGCCTTTGCCTGCGTCGTCATCATGTCGGTCTGCGCGCGGGCCTTGCTGATCATCAGCTCGTTCTGCATCCGCTGCATCTCCAGCCCGAGCTTCTGCTGCGCGATCTGGGAATCGAGCTGCGCCTTCTGCATGTGCGCCTGAGTCTGCGCCTGCACCTGCTGCACCGCCGCCTGGGCCTTGATCATGTCCGGGTTCGGCTGCTGCTGGCTCTGCGCCTGCTTCATCGCCTGCTCGCCCTGCTGCACGGCCTGGATCGGCTGGAAAAAGCTATCGACCTCCTTGAAGCCCGCCATCTCGACCATTTTGCCGAGGGTGAATCTGTAGTTACTCATGCTGCAGAGCGGATTCCCCGGCCCCAGCTGCATCAGAATCTGCTCCTGCTTCTGCGCGATCTGCCCGAGAGCCATCGTCTTCTCGTCTAAAGTGCCCCTTCCAAGGCCCACGTTTACGGTCAGATCGAGGTCCAAATCCCAAAGCGCCGGGTCCACCTCGACGAAATTGCCCCGCAGCCGCACGATCTTTTTGCGATCGTCATGCTTCACGCTGAGCTGCAGGATCCTCTTGAAAAGCTGGGTGAGCGCCACCTCGCCGAAAATCCTGGCAATCAGCTCCACCCTGGCCCTGGCAGCGCTGATGGTGCTCGAGATCGCCATGAGAGTGGTCGACTGCATCGCCTTGGGATCGATGCCCATGGCGGCGTCGGAGTAGCCCGTACGGCGCTCCTTTATCTTGTCGAGATACTCCATCCCGGCCAGGCTCTGCGTCGCCACCTGCGGCGTCTCCAGATAGCCCGCCATCCCCGGCTGCCGCATCCTTATGGTGGCGCCAAAACGGAAGTCCGAAAGATCGTCGAGATTAATCTGGTTCTGCACCGCCCACTGCCGGGGCGTGTTCGCCAGATAGATGTTGTCGAGCAGCCCCCGCAGCACTGCCGTCCCCTGGTCCTGCAGGTCCGTAGTGATATCGGCCACGGCAAAGCCGATCGGACTGTGCGGGATACGGATAGGGCTCCACCAGCTATAATCGCTGGCATCTACTTTCTCGGTTGTCTTCAGCTCATGCTCGCTGCCCAGCAGAACACAGCGAGTAAGCTCAGGTATGCCATCACCATCCCGATCAAGTCGAACGAGTACATCGATGTACTCCACCCACTTGAGCCCCTCGACCGGCACGGGCTCGTCGGTCTTGAACATCCGGTCTTCGCGTAGCTTGCTCTTGCTCGCATCCGCCCCGAACGGACTGTCCTCGGCCATGTCCAGAAGCTCGTCCCGGTCGTAGCCAGCCGCCACCAGATCATCGACCGTCCTGAAAGAGGCGATCCCCTGAATGAGCGCGTCATCCGGCCCCGTGGCACGCCTGTCCACGATCCACTCGGCCGGGTCGATGTTCTCCACCGCGATCCGGCCGCTGCCGCTCTCCTTGCGCACGGTCCCGGAATAGTACTTTTGAACGCTGCCGTCGGCCTGCCCCTCCTCGACCACCTTCACCTTGCCGATGAACGTGCTCTTCGACGCCGACAGCACA